CAGACTATCAATGGATGCATGAGCCTATTTTGTATGGGTGGAAGCCTGGAAGCAAACATCGTTGGTATGGCGGCCGAAAGTTAACCACTGTCATTGATCACGGAGAAGGTGGGCCAATTCAAAAGTCTGAGGATGGTCGCTGGATGATTAAAGTTGGTGACTCTGTTTTATTTGTGTCTGGTGAAGCCACTTTGGAAGAAAACCCATCATCAATAATCTTTCATGAAAAGCCTAAACGTTCAGGCGAACATCCAACAATGAAGCCTGTGGGATTAATTGAAAAGATGCTTAAATCGTCAGCAAGAGCAGGTGATATTGTTATTGATGCTTTTGGTGGCTCAGGAAGCACATTAATAGCTGCTGATCGTTTGGGAATGTCTGCAAGATTAATGGAATTAGACCCAAAATTTGTCGATGTAATTGTCAAACGATGGGAAGATTTCACAGGTAGAAAAGCCGTTCTTTTGACACAAACTGAAGAAGTTGCGTAAAATTTAAGCAAATTCCCCTTTATAAAATGAACCATACTCATGAACCAACCGATCAATTGAGAAAACTCGTTGAATCAAGCAGCGGGTTAGGGCTGCCGCATGAGCAGATTGCTATTCTTGTTGGCATTGACGATAAAACATTGCGTAAGCATTACCGCCAAGAGTTGGATATTGGCAAAGCTAAAGCTAACAGCCAGATTGCAAAGACGTTATATCAAAAGGCAACGGCTGGCGATACGACCAGTTTGATTTGGTGGACTAAGGCTCAAATGCGCTGGTCTGAAACCGTTAAGAATGAAGTCACGGGCGCTGACGGTGAGCCATTGCAGGGCATCCAGGTTACTTTTATAAAGCCAGATGACTCAACAGTTTCAGAACGCTGAATTTCCTGTAAAGCTGGCTTTTCTGTTTGAGCCATGCCGTTATAAGGTGGCTTATGGTGGCCGAGGCGGTGCTAAGTCATGGGGGATTGCCAGAGCCTTGCTAATCTTGGCGGCTAAGAATCCGCTGCGTATCTTGTGCGCTCGAGAATACATGACCTCGATGAAGGATTCGGTTCACAAACTGCTATGCGATCAAATCATGGCGCTTGGGCTGTTGGACTACTATGAAATCACCCAAAACTCGTTAAGAGCTAAAAACGGTTCTGAGTTTGCTTTTGTTGGCCTTAAAAACAATGTGGCCAACGTCAAGTCTTACGAAGGTGTGGATATTTGTTGGGTAGAGGAAGCCCAGACAGTTAGCCAACGAAGCTGGAACACGCTAATCCCGACCATTCGTAAGGAAAAGTCTGAAATCTGGATTAGCTTTAACCCAGAGCTAGAGACTGATGACACTTACCAACGCTTTGTTGTTAATCCGCCAGAGAATAGCAAGGTCGTCAAGATCAATTGGTCTGATAACCCGTGGTTTCCTGAGACGCTGCGACTAGAAAAGGATTCACTCAAGGCTAGGGATATAGAGGCGTATAACACCGTTTGGGAAGGCTTATGCCGCCAAACTGTGGACGGTGCTATCTTTGCCCGTGAGATGCAGATGGCAGACCTAGAAGGCCGGATAACAAAGGTTAACTATGACCCAAATAAACCAGTTCATGCTGTCTTTGATTTGGGTTGGTCTGACGCTACTGCTATTTGGTTTGTGCAGTTTATTGGCATGGAGACTCGGCTTATCAGATATGTGGAGGACAGTCAAAAGACTATCTCTGAGTATCTGGCAAAGATGCAAACGTTTGGTTATGTGTATGACACGCTATGGCTGCCACATGACGCTGAGAACCGAACGCTTGCAGCTAATGGACGGTCAATTGAGCAGATTGTGCGTGCGGCTGGATATAAGACCAAAATCATCCCGAAAACCCCGATAGTTGACAGCATAAACGCAGCCCGTACACTATTCAGGAACTGCTGGTTTGATAGGGAAAATTGCTACGATGGGCTACAATGCTTACGGCATTACCGTTACGAAGTTGACCCAGATACCAAAGCATTTAGCAAAACGCCTGTTCACGACCAATATAGCCACGGGGCTGATGCGTTTCGGATGCTTGGTTTGATGGTGAATGAACCTCGGCAGCGCAAACCAGTTAGAACGCAGCCACAGGGCTACGGTCAACCTTTAGGATGGATGAACTAATGGCTCAAGATAAACCTTACGGCGGTCAAGAACCCGAAATCATTACTGAGGCTAAACAGTTCCTCAAGTGGTGCAATGACTCTGACACCATGAACCGTCAGGAAGCCTTGGAAGATTTGAAGTTTGTGTCCGGCGGTGACCAATGGCCCGTAGACTTACAAAACTCTCGCAATCTTGAATCCCGCCCTGTTCTTACCATCAATAAGCTGGATGGTTATTGCCGCCAAGTCACTAATCAACAGCGCCAACAACGCCCAAGAGCTAAAGTTCACGCTTGCAACTCTGAAGCAGACTTTAAGACCGCACAAGTCGTAGAAGGCATCATTCGCCACATTGAAACGCAATCTAATGCTGACAATGCTTACGACACCGCCTTTGACCACGCTGTGCGTATGGGTTGGGGCTTCTGGCGAATCATCACCAAATACTGCAAAGATGATAGCTTTGACCAAGAAATCTACATCGATGCAATCCCTAATCCATTCACGGTCTACTTTGACCCTAACTCTGAGCGCATAGACGGGTCTGACGCTGAAAAAGTGCTGATTACCAGCATGATGAGCAAAGAGAAATTTCGGGATATGTATCCTGATTTGGACGATGGCTCCAGCTTCACCCAACGTGGCACAGGCGACACGCAATCTGAATGGATTACTAAAGAGGATATTCGCATTGCTGAGTATTTCTACGTTGAGCGCAAGCCAGCTACTCTTTATTTGTTGAGCGATGGGTCAAGCCGCTTTGATGATGGTGATAACTTCTTTGAGCGCATTGAGGCTTCTGGCTTGGAAGTAATTAAAGAGCGCAAAACCATCAAAAAGCAGATCAAGTGGAAAAAAATCACCGCTTACGACATCATTGAAGAACGTGACATCCCAGGCGATTACATCCCTGTCGTTCCCGTTTATGGTCGCCACGTTGTTATTGGTGATAAGCGCAAGAAGTTCGGCATGGTGCGCCATGCTAAAGATGCACAGCGTATGTATAACTTCTGGCAGACTACCCTTACTGAATCGGTGGCGCTGGCTCCAAAGGCAAAATGGCTGCTTGCTGAAGGCCAAGATGAAGGCCACGAAAGCGAATGGGCAGCGGCTAACATTAAGTCGTTCCCGCTGTTGCGATACAAGCAGACCGACATTGATGGCAATCCAGCGCCAGCACCGCAGCGCCTGCAGCCTGAGCCGCCTCCAACTGGCGTAATGACAGCTTTGGGCGCTATCAATCAAGATATTACAACCCTGATGGGAATCTTTGACCCTTCACAGCAGCTTCCTGGCAATATGTCCGGCAAAGCTCTAAACGGTCAGCAGCAACAAGTTGATCTGTCTAACTTTGACTTTTACGATAACCTTACAAAGTCAATTGCCCACACCGCTAAGATCATTTTGGGCATGATTCCAAGCATTTACGACACGCACCGTGTAATGCGAATCATTGGGGATGATGGTAAGCCTGATTTGGTGGCTATTAACCAACCAACAAGCGATGAAGCTGGTGTTTACCGTGTGCTGCACGATATGTCGGTTGGTCAATATGACGTGGTTATGGATACTGGCCCAGGCTATAACTCAAAACGCCAAGAAGCAGTCGATGCCATGATGCCGCTGATTGGCGGTAATGAGCAATTGTTCCAGACCATCGGTGATTTGGTGTTCCGAAACATGGACTTCCCAGGCGCTGACATTATTGCTGACCGCTTGGCTGCTAATAATCCGCTGGCGCATATTGATGACAAATCGGACGTGCCGCCACAGGTTCAAATGCAATTGGCGGCTTCACAACAGCAAGTTCAGCAGCTTACTCAGCAGCTACAAGCCATGCAATTGATGGTTAAACAGCGTCAAGATATTGAGCAGGTCAAGCAAGATAATGAAACCAAGCGTGAATTGCTGAAACAGACCGCTAAAGCTCATGATATTGAAATGCGTGATGCTGAACGCCGCCACGATGTGCAAATGCGGACTGATACGCAAGCGCACGACACCATTATCAAAACACAAACGCAGCTTCAAATTGAAGAAATGCGTGCACAGTTAGCTTTGATGCTGGCTGATATAGATAAACGATCTGAGCGTGAGGCATTATCCAACGCCACAGACAGAGCTATTTAGTGTATATTTACACAAACCTTACCAGTTAGGTTAACTGGGTTAATTCTTAGGGAAACCTATGTCAAGTGAAAAAGAAGCTGGCAATTTATTGACTAGCGAGAACGCAGCCGACTTTTATAGTCAAAAACTTGGTTTAGCTGTGGAAGCACCTGTCGAGGCGGTTGAGCAAACTCCCGAGCCGACAGAAGAAGCGCCGCAGAGTGAGCCAGAGGCTATTGAGGAAGCAACGCAGCCGGAGGAAAGGAAACAAAATCCTAAACTCGAAAAGCGGTTTTCAGAGATTACTAAGCAACGTGAAGCGGCACGCCAAGAGGCGCAACGTGAACGTGAAGCTCGGGAAGCCTTGGAAGCTAGGCTAAGGGATTTGGAAGCCAAGGTAGCGCCTCAAGCGCCAGCCAAAGTGGATGAAGAACCGAAGCCTGACCAGTTTACTGATGCTTTTGAATATGCAAAGGCATTGGCAGAATGGAGCGCAGAGCAAGCCTTGTTGAATCGTGACAAGCAAGAAGCAGAGCGTAAGGCTAATGAGGAACGCCAAAAGCTGATTCAAAGCTGGCAGACCAAGTTAGAGCAAGCTAAATCCACATTGCCTGATTATGAGGAAATGATCGCTTCTAGTGATGTTGTTGTAAACGATGACATCAGGGATGCAATTTTGGAGAGTGATGTTGGGCCTCAAATCCTTTATCACTTGGCTGAAAACCCAGAGATCGCTAAAAAGATTACTGGTGGGTCTACACGACAGGCATTGCGTGAGTTGGGGAAATTGGAAGCAAGGTTGGAGGCTAAACAGCCCGAAACCAAGCGAATTGAACCCGTTGTTGCGAGAAGTAAAGCACCTGAACCTATTTCGCCTATCAGGGCGGCTAATTCAGTTCCAGATGTTGGCATGAGTACCGATGGTAAATTTCATGGCACATATGCGGATTGGAAAGCTGCTAGAAAAGCGGGAAAAATCCGTTAATTTTTTATCTTTTTAAAGGAATATCAAAATGGCAAATAATTTGCTCACGATTTCCAAGATCACCAACGAAGCGTTGATGGTTTTGGAGAATGAATTGACTTTCACCTCGGAAGTCGACCGTAACTATGACGATCAGTTCGCTGTTGTCGGCGGCAAGATTGGTAATACCGTGAACGTCCGTAAACCTGGTCGTTTCATTGGTACTACTGGCCCTGCTCTGAACGTTGAAGATTTCAACGAAACCAGCGTGCCTGTCACCTTGTCCACTCAGTTCCACGTTGACACCCAATTCACTACGCAAGATTTGGCTCTGTCGTTGGATATGTTCTCTGACCGTGTGTTGAAACCTGCTGTCGCTGCAATCGCCAATAAGATTGACCGTGATGGCTTGAACACCGCTGCTCTGAACACCTACAACATCGTTGGTACTGCTGGCACGCCTCCCACAGGTTTGATTACTTACCTGACAGGCGCTGCTTACCTTGATAGCGAAGGCGCACCCCGTGACGGTCGCCGTTCGATGATTGTTGAGCCTTTCACCTCTGCAACTATCGTTGATAGCTTGAAGGGTCTGTTTGTGCCTCAAGAAGCCATTGGCGAGCAATATCGCAAGGGTTTGATGGGCCGTGACTCTGGCGGCATGAACTGGAAACTTGACCAAAACGTGGTTTCGCAAACCTTTGGTTCTTGGTCTAGCAACACCATTGCTATCACTTTGGCCTCTACTAGCTCTGCTGGTGTGTTGACTTCTGGTTGGGCTTCTAGCTCTAACGTGACTTTGACTTCTAGCTCTACTGCTTCTACGCTGAACGCTGGCGATGTGTTCACCATCCCTGGTGTGTACGCAGTCAACCCACAAAACCGTCAGTCGTATGGCAAGCTGCGTAACTTCGTTGTTAACAGCACCACTACCGTTGGCACTTCTGCTACTACCGTGAACATTAGCCCTGCCATTATCGTGTCGGGTCAGTTCCAAAACGTGCAAGTGACCAGCTACAACAGCCCCAACATTACGGCCTTCAACAATACTGGCGTGACCTCACCTCAGAACATCATGATGCACCGTAATGCTTATACCTTGGCTGTGGCTGACTTGGAATTGCCTGATGGCGT